GGCACTAAGGGTATGCGTAATGGTGGTAAAGTTAAAAAAATGAGTAAAGGTGGTTCTGCCGGTGGTGTGAGAAAAATGAGTAAAGGCGGTGCTATGGGTGGCGTAAGAAAAATGAGTAAAGGTGGATCTATGGGTGGCGTTCGTAAAATGAGTAAAGGTGGTGCCACTGGTGGTAAATCTAGGGGTGGTGGCGCTGCTATAGCTGGTACAAAATTTAGAGGTGTCAAATAATGGCGCTTTATAAGAGGTTGAAGCAGAATGGATCAGGAGGCTCTCCCTCTTCTCCTGATTTTAATGATCCTCCGAGGAGTAGAACATCTTCTGCTTCAACGCCTCCCAGTGATGAGTATCTTATAGCTCTTGCAAAAGTAAATAAAGCTAAAGGATCTCAAGCTAAAACATATTATCAAATGAAAGCTGATAAAATTAATATGATAGGATAGAATGTGGCAGTAGAGAGAAATATTGGCGCTGGAGGTCTTCCAGAAAATTTAAACGTACCAACTCCAGAGTTAGAGCAAGCTGAACTTGATGTCATTGAGTTTGACAAACAAAGTAACGTAACAGAGTTTGATGATGGAAGTGTTATTATTGGTGAGTTTCAACAAGAAGTAGAGGTTGCTCCTGAAATTCCTTTTGATGGTAATTTGGCTGATATTATAGATGATTCAGAATTAGGAAGAATAGCGTCTGATTTAAGTGGTAATGTTGATGATGATATATCTTCAAGAGAAGAGTGGGAACATACTTATAAAAAAGGTTTAGAACTTCTTGGTATGAAATATGAAGAAAGATCACAACCTTTTGAAGGTGCTTCAGGGGTTATTCATCCTCTTTTGGGAGAGGCTGTTACACAATTTCAAGCTCAAGCTTATCGTGAGATGTTACCCTCTGGTGGCCCTGTGAGAACACAAGTTCTTGGAGCGTCAAGTCCTTTACTTTCTCAACAAGCAGAACGTGTTAAAGAGTATATGAATTATCAAATTACTTATGAGATGGAAGAGTATGATCCTGAATTAGATCAAATGCTTTTTTATCTTCCTATTGTAGGTTCTACATTTAAAAAGGTTTATTTTGATCCTTTACTACAACGTGCAGTAAGTAAGTTTATTCATGCTGAAGATTTAGTTGTTCCTTTTGAAGCAACAGATCTTTTAACAAGCCCTCGTGTTACACATATTATTAAGATGGATTCGAATGAAGTCCGTAAACTTCAATTAGCTGGTTTTTATCGTAATATAGATTTACCAAGTGCTGGTTATGATTCTGAGAGTTACAATGAAGTTAACGAAACAATTAATGATATACAAGGCGTTCATCCTACGAAAGGTTCAGAAGAATTAACAATATATGAAATTCATACAGAACTTGATATAGAAGGCTTTGAAGACATGGGATCTGATGGAGAACCTTCTGGATTAAAACTTCCTTATGTTGTGACAATATTAGAGGATAACAACGAAGTTCTTGCGATCAGACGTAATTATGACGAAACAGATCAAATGAAACGTAAGAAGCCTTATTTTGTACATTATAAATTTATGCCAGGATTAGGTTTTTATGGTTTAGGTCTTACACACATGATTGGTGGATTAGCACAAGCATCAACATCAATATTAAGACAGTTGATTGATTCTGGTACATTATCAAATTTACCAGCAGGATTTAAAGCTCGTGGTGCTCGTATTCGTGATGAAGACAGTGCTTTGCAACCAGGAGAGTTTAGAGACATAGATGTGGCTGGTGGAGACATTCGTACTTCACTTATGCCTTTACCTTTCAAAGAGCCTTCAGGGACGCTCTATCAGCTTATGGGAACGCTTGTAGACGCTGGAAGACGTTTTGCATCTATGGCAGATATGAAAATAGGTGAAATGGGAGGGGAGACTCCTGTAGGGACTACAATGGCAATTTTGGAACGTGGAACAAAAGTCATGTCTGCTATCCATAAAAGATTACATTATTCTCAAAAAATGGAGTTTAAACTTTTATCAAACATATTTGCTATGAATCCATCTCCTTATCCTTATGCTGTTGCAGGGGCTGATTCGAATATAAAGTCACAAGATTTTGATGGTCGTATTGATATACTTCCTGTGAGTGATCCAAACATATTTTCTATGTCTCAACGTGTAACATTAGCACAAACAGAATTGCAATTAGTTCAATCAAATCCACAAATACATGGTGGTCCTCAAGGGTTGTATAAGGCATATAGAAATATGTATGAAGCATTAGGTGTTTCTAATATTGATGCTATATTGCCACCGCCTGAACAACCAACTCCATTAAACCCTGCAAAAGAAAACCAAAATGCTTTAATAGGTTTATCTTTACAAGCTTTTGTTGGTCAAGATCATCAAGCTCATATTCAATCTCACTTAGCGGTATTATCAACTCCTACAGTTCAGACTAGTATGGCTGTGGCTGCTGTTCTACAAGGTCATATACAAGAACACATAGGAATGCTGGCTGAAGCTAAAGCAACAGAAGAAGTTATGTCTCAATTGGCACCAGAACAACAGCAAATGTTGCAACAAGATAGAAATATGCAACAACAAATACAAGTACAAATACAGAATTTTGCCTCTCAACTTATAGCTGAGATGATTGAACAATATGCACAGGCTGTAACGCCACCAGCTCAAGAAGATCCTCTTGTTTCAATACGGAAACAAGAACTTTCATTAAAAGGTGAAGACATACAACGTAAAGGCAATGAGTTTGATAAGAGACTACAACAAAATCAACAAAATGAAATGAATGATGATTTAATTGCAAAACAAAGATTAAATATATCTAGAGATGCGTTGGAGAACAAAACTCGTATTGCTGAAGAACGTATTCAGACACAAAGAGATATTGCAACTTTAAACTCTATAAAAAGGAATTAAATATAATGTCATCAGTAAATCAAGAATATGCAAGAAGAGTCAAAGAGGAAAAAATTGCTAGAAGATTAGCAAAAGAAAAACTACAAAAAGAATCAGTTGTTGTTGCGTCAGAGGAACCAATTTTAGTTCGAGCAAGAACTGAAGAGGGAAAATTTATAAAAGACGATCCAACAACAGAACAAAATGAAGCTTGGGTTGAGAAGCCAAAAAAAGAAAAAGTATTAGTTCGAGCAAGAACTAAAAAAGGTAAATTTATTAAAGATGATCCGACTACAGAAAAAAACGAGGCTTGGGTTGAAAAGCCGAAAAAGAAAAAATCTGTTTCTAAAAGATCTTAATTTTTAAAGGATAAAAATGGACCCTCTCTCTGGTGCTTTACTCGCATTTACTGCAATAAAAAAAGGCATTTCTATCGGCAAAGACCTTCATTCTATGTCGAAGGACGTGAACAGTCTTTTTACTTTTATTGATGGTGCAAAGGAAGCTCAGAAATCTGGTAACAAAAGTGATCCTCTTAGCAGCTATATCGCTTATGAGAAGGCAAAAGAATATGAAGCTGAACTAACACGAATCATTCAAGAAACCAGAGGAGCGTCTGGTTTAAAGAAGTTTCAAGAGTTTAGACGACAAGCAAAGCAGAGAGAAAAAGAAGGGCGCTATAAGGCTATACGAAGAAAGAACCAGATATTGAATGTACTGGGGATAACTGCTGGAATACTTATCACTGGAGGCGGCGCTGCTGGGTTGATTTGGTTTGCATTGGAGTTTAAACCGTGAGTGATATCTTGTTTTTTACTCTCTGTGCCGTTGCTTTAGCTTACGTTTCAACGTTGTTCTTTGAACCGAAGTGGATGTTTGTAAAATGAAAACATTAGAAAAAAATTCTAAGTACGCAAGAGCTGATACAAACGGAGATCACATTCTTACTGACGCTGAACTTGATGCAGAGCTTGCAAGAGAAGAAAAAAGATTAAGAATAAGCGATGATAACTCAAAGAGAGATATGATCCGAAGATTAATCTGGTTTCAAACAATCTGCACTACCGTTGTTGTTGGGATTTTAATCTTTCCTGAGTTCGTGCCTGAGAGTCGTCTAGACCATTTAATTCCAGTCTCAACAACTTTTATTCTTTCTCAATTTGGCTGTATTTCAGGTTTTATTTTAGGAACAACTATTGAGAAAATTAAAACAAATAAAGTGGTTGAATGATGAGTTTGAAGGAACAAAAATAATGTATGAGTATGCTATCAAAGAAGTCGTTAAAATTGTTGATGGCGATACGATAGATATTGTTATTGATCTTGGTTTTAGTCTTTCAAAAAAAGAGAGGGTGAGATTAGCAGGTATAGATGCTCCTGAGAGTCGGACGAAAGATCTTGAAGAAAAAGAATTAGGTTTAGAATCAAAAGAGTTTTTAAGAAGAAGACTTGAGAACGGAGTTGATTCAAACCTGCGTGTTAAGACAGAAAAAGATGGTAAGTATGGGCGTATGCTTGGATGGATATTTTGTGGACAAACAAATATTAATGAGGAAATGATTTATAGGGGGTATGCTTGGAAATATAATGGAGGGAAAAGAGAAAAAGATTTAAAAGAATTATTATTAAAACGAACTAACACAGTTGATGTTTAAAAATTAATATTAAAATGACCTAGAGGAGTCGCTCGATAATGGCAAATATATACATTCCAAAAACTGAAGAAGANATTTTCGCACCGTTTAGTCCTGTTGTGGGATACAGAAAAATGTCTCCTTCTTTTGTTGATTTACTTAATCAATCTATGGACGAGAAGTTAGAAGACTGGTCGCATAATTTGGTTGGCAAAGTAAAACAAGAGTTAAAATTTACAGAACAAATAAATAAGATTTGGGGTCGTGAGATGGGTGAGTTTCTTATGAGATACCAAAGTCATTGTGAGCTTTATTGCTCTATGGGAAGAGTAAATATACAGCCTGATGTGTATGATTACGGAGTAGAGGTTACAAGTGGTTGGTTTGTTCGTCAGTTTGAAAATGAGTATAATCCTATTCACGTTCATCTTGGGTCAGCTTTATCCTGTGTAGGATATTTAAAACTACCTGATGGAATAGAAAAGGAATGGGAAGAAGATTATAAAGATCATCATCCTTCTCATGGTCATATACAGTTTGTTCATGGTCAAGCAGCGAATCACACTGGATCTAATTTTCTTGTCAAGCCACAAGTAGGAGATTTTTATGTTTTTCCTGCACACTTGCATCATTGCGTCTATCCTTTTAAAACAAAAGGAGAAAGAAGATCTTTTAGTGTAAACTTTACAATCGCAGCTTCACCAAAGGAGAAAACAGTATGAGTTTAATAGCAAACTTAATAGGACCTGTAACTGGTATCTTAGACAAGGTTATTGAGGATAAAGACCAAAAGGCAAAACTCGCACATGAGATTGCAACAATGTCTGATACTTTCGCTCAACAAGCGTTGCTTGCTCAATTAGAGATAAATAAAGCAGAGGCTCAATCAGGCAGTTTGTTTAAGGGCGGCTGGCGCCCGGCAGTTGGGTGGACATGTACGCTTGCTTTTGCTTATCACTACATATTTCAACCTTGTATTATTTTTTTTGCTACTTTATTTGGTGCAGAAATACCTGAACTTCCAGAATTTGAGATGGGAACTTTATTAACTGTGTTGGGAGGACTTTTGGGCATCGGAGGATTACGCAGCTATGAAAAGCAGAAAGGGCTAACGAAATAGAAAAAGAACTTTGTTTTATTTGTAAAAATGAAATTAATACGGTTAGAGTTTATACGATTGAACAAAAGTGGAAAACGATGAAGGAAACTTGTTTGGTATGTAAAGAAAGACAAGATAAAGAAAGACAAAATAGGGGATTAAAGGATGAAAAAAAATTTTAAAAAATGTATGGAAATGTTGTTACACCATGAAGGAGGGTACGTTAATCATCCTAGCGACCCTGGGGGTGAAACTAATCATGGTGTAACAAGAAAGGTATACGAAGAGTACATTGGTAGATCTGTTAAAGAGGGTGAAATGAAAGCTCTTACTCAAGAAGACGTTTATCCAATATATGAAAAAAAATATTGGAATAGAATAAAAGGAGATGATTTGCCAAGTGGTGTTGATTGGGCTGTGTTTGATTGGTGTGTAAACTCTGGAGTAGGTCGAAGTGCAAAAGCTCTTCAGGGGATTATAGGGGCAAAACAAGATGGTGGCATCGGCCCTAATACTTTAGCAACCTTAACAAAACACGATCCAAAAGATATTGTTGAAAAAATGTATAACGAGCGCCAAGGATTTTATGAGGGGTTAAAAACATTTGATACTTTTGGAAAAGGGTGGACAAGGCGTAACAAAGAAACAAAAGAAGCGTCTTTAGATATGATAGATTAAACATTTTTATGGTAATATATACTTTACTATGCTAGATATTGTTATATTATGGTAAAACAGGTGTATATATGGATGCTATTCTTTTAGCTGAACATCTTTTAAAGGACATTCGCCAACGCAAACAAGATTTTGCTGAATCTTTGGTGAGTGGTTCGTGCGATACAATAGAAACGTATCGGTTTACAGTAGGTCAAATACGAGGAATGACCTATGTTGAAGATTTAATTATTACCTCGATGAAAGGTTTAGATTTAGATGAATAAAAAGTTTTATGTTCCTGAAAAAAAAATTGTAGGAGCTTCAAGTCCTATTCCAAAACCAATTACGAAAGCATTTCCAAAAATAGAAGAATCTAAAAATTCTATAGATCCATCAAGTTTTAACAAATCAGTTTTAGAACGACTTCCTCAACCTACAGGTTGGAGAATACTTGTTATTCCTTATTACATGAAACAACAAACTAAGGGTGGTGTTTTTATTCCAGATGACACAAGAGACAAAGAAAGCTTTGCTACAGTCGCTGCTTATGTCGTAAAACTTGGACCAGATGCATATAAAGACTCTGATAAATTCCCATCTGGTGCGTGGTGTAATGAGAAAAATTGGGTTCTTATGGGAAGATATGCTGGTAATAGGTTTAAAGTGGATGGATTAGAGGTTCGTTTGATAAATGATGATAATATTATCGCAACAATACTTGACCCATCAGACGTTTCGTATGTATAAGGTAGATAAAGGGATATAAATATGGCTGAAGCTGAAAAAATAATTGAAGAAGAAGGCACATCTGTTGAGATAGAACAAGATGATAATTCTAATGAATCTAATGTTCAGGTTTCTTCAACAGATCAAGCAGGTGTTAAACAGAATGATGATTCAGAAGATGAATTAGAATCATATAGTGATAATGTAAAAAAACGTATTAATCAATTAACTGCAAAAAGAAAACAAGCAATTGAAGAAGCTGAAGCAGCTTATAATTTTGCACAACAAAAAGAAGCAGAAAATCAACAGTTAAAACAAAAATTAGGTCAATTAGATCAAGGGTATATTAATGAATACGACAATCGTATTAAAAGCCAATCTGCACAAGTAAAAGAAATTTACAAGCAAGCACATGATGCTGGCGATTCAGAAAAAATGGCTCAAGCTCAACAATTAATGTCTAAGCTTGCTGTTGAAGAAGAGAGACTGCGTATTCAAAAACAGAATGTACAACAACAACCTGCTCAACAACCTGCTCAACAACCTGTTCAACAGCCTCAGCAAGTTGCTCAACCGCAACGACCAGCTCAACCAGAAGATCCAAAATTAAAAGATTGGCTTTCTAAAAATTCTTGGTTTGGTCCTGATAAAGTTATGACTAGGGGAGCACAAGCAGTGCATGAACAGTTAGTATTAGATGAAGGGTTTGATCCTTCAACTGATGAATATTATTCGGAAATCAACAAACGTATGAGAGTTGAGTTTCCTCACAAATTTCAGGAGAAACGTGCAAACGTCCAAGCTGTAACTCCTGCGCCTAATGGGCGGTCTTTAAAGTCTGGACGGAAAAAATCTGTGCAATTAACGCCTGGTCAAGTGGCATTTGCAAATAAAATGCGAATACCTTTGGAAACTTACGCTAAAGAAGTAGTGAAACTAGAAAGTAAACGGAGTTGAAATGACTGATAGAATAAGTCGAGAGGCGGTATCTCGTGAAAAAACCGAAAGAAAAGTTCAGTGGAAAGCTCCTTCAACATTAGAAGCCCCTGAAGCTCCTATTGGATACAAACATCGTTGGATTCGTGAAAGTGTTATGGATTTTGATGACCGTAACAACATTCACAAAAAACGGAGAGAAGGCTACGAATTGGTTCGTGCCGAAGAATATCCAGACTTTGATGCCCCTGTAATTGATGAAGGTAAAAACGCTGGTTGTATTGGCGTTGGAGGGCTTTTATTAGCTCGTATACCAAATGAAATTGTGGATCAAAGAAACGAACATTATAGCAAGATGGCTAAAAATCAAATGGAAGCAGTTGACCGTGATTGGATGCGTGAAAACAATCCAAATATGCCGAAACTGAGTCCACAACGTAAATCTTCTGTTAGCTTTGGCTCTCAGAATAGTAAGGAGTGATAAGATATGGCAAATAAAGATGCTGCTTTTGGTATGCGTCCTGTCGGTAGAATAGGGGGAACCCCTTATACTGGTGGAACAAGCCGATATAGAATCGCCAATAATTACGACACAGCTATATTTCAAGGAGATATGGTTGCTCAAGTAACAGGTGGTGGAATAGAAGTTCATGCTGACGGTGGTACTGTACCTATCGTTGGTGTGTTTAATGGGTGTCAATTTACAGACCCAACAACAGGAGAACAGAAGTTTTCAAATTTTTATCCTGCAAGCACTGCTGCTGGTGATATAATTGCTTTCATTATTGATGACCCTATGGTTATTTTTGAAGTTCAAGCAAACGCAGCTATGCCTATAGCAGATTTGTTTGGAAATTTTGATATAGTATACACTAGTGCTGGTAGCACAACTACTGGTATTTCTGGTGCAGAGTTAAATGTCGCTGACGGTGGTACTGGTACTACTTTATCTCTTAAAGCTATTGATATTTCAGAAGATCCTGAAAATTCAGATGTCGCTACAGCTAACACTAACGTGAGAGTTGTTATTCAAAATCATATATTTGGCGTTAAAGGCGCTGGATTGGCGTAAAGGGGTAATAATATGGCTATATCAAGAGCGCAACTCGTAAAAGAGTTAGAACCAGGCTTAAATGCCTTGTTTGGAATGGAGTATGACAGTTATGACTCCGAGCACGCAGAAATCTATGATACAGAATCTTCAGATCGTGCATTTGAAGAAGAAGTAATGTTATCAGGTTTTGGAAATGCTCAAACAAAAACTGAAGGTGCGGGAGTTTCTTTTGATTCTGCGAATGAAGCATATACTGCTAGATACACGCATGAAACAATCGCTTTAGCTTTTGCATTAACTGAAGAAGCAATTGAAGACAATCTTTATGATCGTCTTGGTGCAAGATACACAAAAGCTCTTGCACGTTCTATGGCACACACAAAGCAAGTTAAAGCTGCAGCTACACTAAACAATGCGTTTAGCTCTAGTTTTACTGGCGGTGATGGTGTTGAGCTTTGTTCTGCTGTTCATCCGTTAACTGGTGGTGGAACTTTTGCTAATGAACCTTCAACCGGAGCAGATCTTAATGAAACATCTCTTGAAGATGCTTTAATAAGTATATCAACATTTGTTGATGAACGTAATATGATTATTGCTTTACGAGGCATGAAGCTTATTGTTCCTCCACAACTTCAGTTTATTGCTGATCGTCTTCTTGAATCAACTCTACGTCCAGGAACTTCTGATAATGATGTCAATGCCAATAGAAATATGGGTATGATTCCAGATGGATATACTGTTAATCACTTTTTAACAGACACAGATGCTTTTTTCCTAAAGACAGATGCTCCAAACGGTTTTAAATTGTTTGAAAGATCTCCTCTTTCAACAAATATGGAAGCAGATTTTGACACTGGAAACATGAGATTTAAAGCCAGAGAAAGATATTCTTTTGGTTTTTCTGATCCTCGTTGTGTATTTGGATCTCCAGGTGCTTAAAATAAAATAAAGATTTTTTATTTATTGATGGGGGCGATTTATTCGCCCCTTTCTTTTTGTTTAAAACTATTGTATAACGAATTATCACTCGACAGTTGCATGGTGCAATTGACGTAACCCAAGACGAGGAGATTCATATGGGTAATTCAACTTTTTCAGGACCAGTTAGGTCTGAAGCAGGTTTTAAACAGATCGTTAAAAACACAACCACTGGTGCAGAAACAGAAAACTATTCTGTTAGTGCTACAGGACAGGTTACTTCTGCGACTTCAACAACAATTTTTCAATATAACTATATTACTTGTCCACCTCCCTTAACAGCAATGTTATCTAATAGTGCCGTTGGTGTATTAGGAGATGGAGATAAATTTGGAATGATGTTTTTCGGTCCGAATGGAGAAGTATATCCAGCAGCTTGTGTTGCAGTTGGAGCTTTCTCAGCAGGAGGAACAGCTCCTATGTTAGATGGTACAGTTCCAGCGACAGACACAGCAACAACTCATGCTGGTTTAAACTTAGCAATGGACGGTGAAACAACAGACAATGTTGGCCTACAAATGATATGTGGTGGTAACGCACAAGGCACAGGACCTCATACATATACAGTTGGCACTCATTCTGGTTCTATTGATGCTACTTTTCAAGCTGCTGATTACACAGACTTTGATTGTATTGTGGTTGGGTTTAGAAAAGTAGAAGAGTTTGCTACTGGTTTTAATGCTGCAATTGCAGCAGCTTCAGCAGGTGATTTAGTTTATACTGATGTAGTTGCTTTTGGAGCACAGGGTGATACAAACATTGAAATACAAACTGATTTAAATAACTCTGGGACATCTACGTCAACAGATTGTGGCTCTTCAGTTCCTGTTGACACTCAAAATCTAAGATTGAAAGTTAATTTATCTTCTGCTGGTGTCGTAACATATGAACTAGTAGTAAACGCAGTAGCAGGGGCAGGAACACTAGCTGCGCCAGCATCAACGGCAGCATTTACTTTTGATGATGGTGATGTGATTGTACCGTATTTAGCTGTCTTTAAGAATGCTACAGCGACAGATGAGATTTTCTTAAAAGATATTACAGTTACTCGTACTCCAGGAACTTCTTACGAGAGACTATAATTTTAATTAAGATTGGTGTGGGGCGAAAGCCCCATCTCCCCAGAATAGGAGATTAATATGGGACTTTCAGACGTACAAGCGCTTACGATTAGTGATGAAAATGCCTCTGATGATGATAGATTAGTAACTGCAGCTAGACCAAATACAAGTGCAACTATGGCAAATACAACATTTGCAGGAGGTGCAGCTAGAAATGTTATAGTTACGACTACAGGAACAGGTGATAATGCAAAAACTAATACTATTGTAGGAACAGATGTATTTGGGGCCGCTTTATCTGAAGTTATTACTTCTACAGGTTCGGCCGAAGCTGTTGCAGGAGAAAAGTTATTTTTAACTGTAACCTCTGTAACAAGTTCTGCTCAATTCGCTGCTAATATAAAAGTTGGTTCAGGAACACTTTGCGCTCAAGCGGTTAATGGAAGTAATCCAGTTAGACTAAAAGGTATGTCTATTACTTCTGGTGGCACTGCTGGTGATGTAGAATTTATAAATGGATCACCAGAAGATGGGACAACTTCTTTTAAATCACGAACAATTGGTACAGCAAACACTGTTATAGACAGAACAATACCTTCAGAGGGAATTTTGTTTAGAAGTGGTTTAGCTATAAAATATACGCTAGATACTGCTGACATGATTACAATTTTTCATGCGTGATTAAGATGGCAGATAAAATGCCAAAAAGAAATAAAAAGAATTTTCGCCCTACTAAAAAAGGGGCTGGAATGACTGAAGCTGGTGTAAAGGCGTATAGAAGAAAGAATCCTGGTTCTAAATTAAAAACAGCAGTTACAAAAAAGAAAGATTTAACTGAGACAGAAAAGAAGAGAAGGAAATCTTTTTGTGCAAGATCTGCCGGTCAGATGAAAAAGTTTCCAAAGGCTGCAAAAGATCCTAATAGTCGTCTACGTCAGGCAAGAAAAAGATGGAGATGTTAATGGTTATGAATAGAAGTCAAATGTCAAAACAAATTTTAAAACCTCCTAGCAAAAAGAAAATAAGTATGCCTAAAGGTTTAACATATTATAAAAACGGTGGGGAAGCATCTTCTAAAAGTAAAGGCAGTAAAATTTGTCCAGAAGGAAAAGCATGGGCAAAAAGAACTTTTGACACGTATCCTAGTGCGTATGCTAATATGGCTGCGTCTAAATACTGCAAAGACCCTAATTATGCAAAAGGCAGTAAGGGCAAAAAGAAGAAGAAGAAATAATGTTAAATAAAAGAAAAAAATCAACTGTTAAAAATGTTATACGAGGATTAAAGAAAGCTTCTCGTTTACACGCAGGACAAGCTAAAAAACTTGAAAAGGTTGTAAGCTCTGCTATTAAAAAGAAAAAGAGGAGCTAATGCCACATTACACTAAAAAATTAACCAAAATAGTCAAAGGCTTAAAGAAAGCTAGTAAAACACATGGGCAACAAGCTAAAACCTTGAATGCCATAAACAAAGATCAAAAGACAAGGTATAATTCTAATAAACATTCTGCGAAGAAAAGAAGTTGATCTCATGGGGGAACTTAAAGATTGGGTAAAACAAAATTGGGTAAGGATAGGTACAGATGGTGAAATTAAAGGTCCTTGTGGCACTTCAAAAGATAAAAAAAATCCTGATAGATGTTTACCTAAAGCTAAAGCTAAAAGTCTTACCAAAGCTGAACGAGCCAAAACAGCCAGAAAGAAAAAAAGAGAAGGTTCAAAAGGGAAAACAATCGTCCAAAACACGAAAAAAGCGAAAGTAAAAAATTTAATTGCTGGTGGTGAAGTTTTAAAACCAAAAAGAAAATTTAATGGTAAAACTAATAATAATGAAGCAGTTGCAAGAGGATGTGGAATTATTATGAGTAATAAACGAAAAAAAACTAAAGGTGCTGTAACGCAATCATAAAGGGAATAAAATGGCAGTTTCTGGATCAACCAACTTTGAATTAGACGTTACCGAATATATTGAAGAGGCATTCGAGCGTTGTGGCTTAGAAGTTCGCACAGGTTATGACCTTAAAACAGCAAAGAGATCTTTAAATATTATGTTAGCAGAATGGGCTAATAGAGGTTTAAATCAATGGACTATTGCTCAAAATACACAAACACTAGCATCTAGTGATGGAGAATATTCTTTAGGAACAAATATTATTGATGTTCTTTCTGTGTCTCTTCTTAGAGGTAGTGTTTATTATTCTTTAGAAAGAATAAGTAGAGATACATACTTATCTATTCCTAATAAATCAGCAACAGGAAGACCCACTCAGTTTTTTTTAGATAGACAAATAAATCCTAATCTTAAAATATGGCCTTTACCAGAAAATAGCACAGATGTTTTATATTATGATGCCTTAACTAGAATAGATGATTTAGATACTTTTACTAATACTTTAGATATACCATTTAGATTTTATCCATGTCTAGCTGCTGGTTTAGCGTATTATATAGCTATAAAAAGAGCACCTGATAGAATACAAATGTTAAAAGCTGTTTATGAAGAAGAGTTTCAAAGAGCTATTGCAGAAGATAGAGATAGAGCCTCTGTAACGATTAGCCCAGCGTTAGGAGACTATAGAATTGTCTAAATTTGCGTCAGGTAAGTATGCTTATGGAATATCAGATAGATCTGGTTTCCGTTACCGTTTGCGTGATATGCGAAAAGAATGGAATGGTTTGCTAGTTGGTAAAGATGAATGGGAAGAGAAACATCCTCAATTGCATCCATTAAGATCAAGAGCAGATAGACAAGCTTTAAGAGATCCTAGACCAGAGACTAATTTAAAAGAAGAAAGGGTTATCCAATATGGTTTTAATCCTGTTGGTTTTTCTGACCCTTTTAATTTTTTTGATAGTAATAATCTTGTTGCCACTGCTAGTGTTGGCTCTGTCACTTTAGGTGGAGATATTTTTAGTTCAGAGGCTGAAGAAGAAACGCAGTCAGATAGTTTGCCAAGAGCCACTTTGACTGGTTTAGGTATGGCTGGAGGAGTAGGATCTGTTACCATATCCACTACTGGTACAAGTCTAGCTGCCACCTACACTGTAACGGTAGCGTCTTATTATGGTTCGAATTATTTTTATATAGACGGCTCACGAGCAGCAACTTTAAGCTTATCTGAGGGAAGCACATATAAATTTGACCAGTCAGACTCTTCTAATTCAACTCATCCATTAAGATTTTCAACCACCTCTGACGGCACTCATAATAGTGGTAGTGAATACACAACAGGTGTAACAACAAACGGAACACCAGGTTCTTCTGGAGCATATACACAAATTGAAGTAGCTTCTGGTGCTCCTACGTTGTATTATTACTGTACAAACCATAGTGGTATGGGAGGACAGATAAACACATGACATTTATAAATTATACGGTGAAAACATGAGTTTTACTTATTCTACTTTAAAAACAGCTTTACAAGATTATACTCAAAATGATGAAACTTCTTTTGTTACAAATCTCCCTACGTTTATAAGATTAGCAGAAGAAAGAATATTTAAATCCGTTCAATTAAATATTTTTCAAAGGAATGTTTCTGGTGTAATGACTTCAAGCAATCAATATCTTGCGGTGCCTTCTGACTTTTTAGCACCATTTTCTTTAAATTTAACTAACAGTAGTAGTGTTGAATATTTACAATTTAAAGAATTAGAATTTATTCAATCTTTTAATCCTAATTCTTCCACTACAGGAACTCCAAGATATTATGCTCAATTTGACATAGATAATTTTATATTATCTCCTACTCCTGATAGCGGTTACACGACAACATTAAGTTATTTTTATAGACCAACAAGTATTACTAGTGGTGTAGAATCAGGAACAACTTGGTTGAGTGAAAATGCTGAAATAGCTTTACTTTACGCATCTTTAATAGAATGTTATACTTATATGAAAGGTGAGCAAGATGTTATGCAAATGTATAATGTAAGGCTTGGTGAATCTCTTCAAAGGTTAAAGAATTTAGGAGAAGCACAAGAAGTCACAGATGAGTACACATTAGGACAAATCAGAAAGGCTAAAACGTAATGTATACAGAATCAATAGCATTAAGTGTAGGCTCTGTAGGAGTGAAAACAACTGATAATAGAGGATTCACACCAGAAGAAACGGCTGAAAGATGTGTTAATAAAATTATAGGAATATCTGATAATGCACATCCAGCGATTAGAGATCAAGCTTATGCTTACAGAAAAGAAATGGAAAAAATAATTGCAATTTATATGCGACAGGCTATTAAGAGTGATAGGACTACAGTATATAACGCTATTAAAGATTCTGGAAACCCGAAACTAGCTGAATATATAAGGAGAATGTAATGGCTTTTACTGGAAACTTTCTGTGTACATCCTTTAAAAAGGAACTTATGACAGGAACTCACAACTTCACTGCAACAACAGGAAACACTTTTAATATTGCTCTATATGATAATAGTGCAAGTTTTACAGCAGCAACAACTGCATATACATCAAGTAACGAAATATCAGGTACTAATTACAGTGCAAAAGGTCAGGCTTTAAACCCTGTAACTCCCACAACAAGTGGTACCACTGCATTAGTTGACTTTGCTGATGAGGTTTTTAGCACAGTAACAATATCATCTGTAAGAGGTGGATTAATTTTTAATGACACGGCAACAGGAGATCCTTCTGTAGCAGTCTTAGATTTTGGTGCGGATAAAGCAGCGAGTTCTGGAGACTTTACAATTGTTTTTCCAACAGCAGATGCGAGTAATGCGATTATTAGGATAGCTTAATGACCAACAATGTAGCAGCGTTTAAGGGGTGGAGTAGTTCTGTTACCGCCTGGAATGATGGTGCATGGAATGTTGACCAAGCTTTTACCCTAACATCAACAGCGTCTGTTGGACAGGCTGTTTTAGAGGGTGATGCTATAATAGCTGTTACAGGTGTTTCTGGAACAGCAAGTGTTAATGAAGTATTTACAACGAACAATGGATTAAGTTCTACTGCATCTATAGGAACGGTAACAACAACAAGAGGAGATAACGCCTCTGTTACAGGTGTGGGTGCAACGGCTGCGTTAGGAAATGTATTTACTACTAATGTAGGTCTTGCAGGAACAACAAGTATAAACGATGTTACCATAACAGGAACGGCTATTGTTACTGTTACAGGAGTAAGTGCAACGGCTAGTATAGGAAGTCTAAAAACCATATGGGGTGAAATTATACCTAGCCAAACGTCTAATTTTAGTGCAATATCACCAAGTCAGTCGCCCTCATGGACGAACATAGCAGCATAAGGAAGAAGTATGAGTACATATGTAAACAACCTTAGATTAGAAGAGATTGGTTCTGGGGAAGCTTCAGGCACATGGGGTACTAAAACCAATACAAATTTAGAACTTATTGGAGAAGCGTTAGGTTTCGGAACAGAAGCCATTACCACAAACGCTGATACACATACGAGTACAATTGCAGACGCTAGTGCTGATGAAGCAAGGGCATTATATATAAAGTATACTGGCACGTTAGACTCTGCCTGTACAATCACTATTGGTCCTAACACAATGAAACGTGTTCATATTATTGAAAACGGCACGAGTGGTTCTCAAAACATACTTATTAGTCAAGGATCTGGGGATAATGTGACGATAGCTCCTGGCACAACTAAAGTTGTTTACTTAGATGGGGCTGGGTCTGGAGCAGCGGTTGTTGATGCTTTTGCTTCTTTGAGTGTAGTGGATTTAAAAATTGATGACGATTTATCTGTATCGGATGATCTTCTTCTTACTTCAGACAGTGCTATTGTAAAGTTTGGTGCAGACGCAGATACCACCATTACGCATACAGATGGCACAGGTCTTACTCTTAACAGCACTAACAAACTTACGTTTGGTGATGTTGCAAGTTTTATTCAACAAAGCACTGATGGCACACTACGGATTGATGGCGAAGCAATTATTGATCTTAACGCTAGCACAAGAGTAGATGTTTCTGGTGATTTAAAAGTTGGTGGTGAGGTTCAAGTAACGAATATTGGTTACACTGACGGTGATAATGCTATTGTTATTGCTGATGGAGGTGGGATTACAGCTTCTGTAAGCGTTAATATTGCAGGAGATGGAGCGACAGTTACAGGAATTAAAGATGAAGACGACATGAGTAGTAATTCAAATGTAAAATTAGCCACACAACAATCTATTAAAGCATATGCCGATACGAAGGCATCAACTGGAAAAGCTATAGCTATGGCTATCGTATTCGGATAACAAGGAGTAAAACATGGCACATCCCAATATAGTCAATGTATCGAGCATTCACGCACAGTCCATAGGATTTAATTTATCGAGTACGGCAACGACCACGCTGTTCACGGTTGGTGATGATCGAGTTTTAAAAATAAATACAATTATGGTTGCAAACGTGGATGGTACAAATGCAGCAACAGTTGATTTGTTTGTTACAAAAGCTCAAGTCGATACGGAAGATGACGCACTGGTAGGAGCGTTTACTACAAACATAGACATCACTGGAAGTTTTTACTTAGCTAAAACAATCAGTGTTCCTGCTGACGCTACCCTCGTTCTACTATCCTCACCCATATATTTATGCGAGGGCGATATTCTCAAAGGTGGAGCAAACGCAGCGAGTGACTTGGATTTGTTTGTCTCTTATGAACTAATTAATGATGCCTAATGAAAGTTGACAGATGGCTAAATTTAACAAGGGTGGATTAGTAGGCGGCTTTGACACTATTAGATTTGATACTCCTAGTTTTTCAGGAGTATGGAGTTTAGAAGCACAGGGTCAGGCTGTAAAAGCGGACACATGGGAATCTCCTCCTTTTGGTTATGCAGGGGCATCAACTGTTGCGTTTTTCGCAGGTGGTTTGTTTCAAAATACTGGAGATGCAGCAGACAATCGAAATGTAATAGAGTTTGTTAATATAGCATCTACTGGAAATGGTAGTGATTATGGGGACTTAACAACAGGGCGTTCACAATTTATGAATGGAACAGTTGCAAGTACAACAAGAGGACTTTTTGCAGGGGGTTCTAGACCCAGTGGAACACATTTGAATACAATAGATTTTATTACGATGGCCTCTAAAGCTAATGCAACTGATTTTGGAGATTTAACAACAACCAAAAAACGTGGTTCTGCTTTTTCTAGTAGCACAAGGGGGGTATATGCAAATGGACAAGTATCAAATGGCTCGGCTGCAATAAATGTAATAGAGTATGTTACGATTGCAAATACAGGTAACGGAACTGACTTTGGGGATACATCAGCAGGAGGCATCAATGGTGCAGGATTAGCTAGTACTACAAGAGGTGTATTTCGTCTTGGTTCATCTTTTACTGATGACACTATAGAATATGTAACAATAGCAAATACTGGCAATTCTACAGATTTTGGAAATTTATCGGTTGGTAGGGCAACTTTAGCATCCGCAGAAAGTGCTACTAAAGGTATATTTGCAGGGGGGTATGGTTCAGCCGCATCAAATGTAATAGATATCATCACTATAGCTTCAACAGGCAATGCCTCAGACTTCGGAGATTTAACTGTAACTCGTTATCAATTTGCAGGAACTTCTAGTACAGTAAGGGGAGTGTTTGCAAGTGGGGAATTTAGTGGTGGATTTAGTGATACAATAGATTATATAACAATAGCTTCGGCAGGGAATGCAACTGATTTTGGGAATTTAACAGAAGGTAAAATGGAAATAGCTGCTTGTTCTAGTGCAACAGCGTCAGGAGCAGGGTAATGGCTAAATACACAGGTGGGTTTATAACAAAGACTGAAGTAATACCTACATTAAGTGCAGCCGTTGGCGTGTGGTCAATTCAAGAAGCATTGATGTATCAAAAAGCAGGTATATATCCTGTTCCCCCTTTTGCTTATGCAGGGGCATCGACTGTTGGGTTCTTTGCTGGTGGTACAAACTCAGGTGGTACAGACCAAAATGTTATTGATTTTGTTAACATAGCATCAACAGGTAACGCTAGTGATTATGGGGACTTAACTGTTACTAGAGATAAATTATTTACAGGTACAATTGCAAATACAACAAGAGGTGTCTTTGCAGGAGGAGATATAGCTAATACAAAGCAAGATGTAATTGAATTTATTACAATGACCTCTCAGGCTAATGCAACTGATTTTGGAAATCTGTCTGCAGCAAAACAATCAGGTGCAGCATTCTCAAGTAGTACGAGAGGTGTCTTTGCAGCAGGACAAGATGGCTCTGGAAGAATTAATGTAATTGAATACATTACAATCGCAAACACTGGGAATGGAACAGACTTTGGAGATACAAGTGCTGCTGCTAGTACAAGTTCAGGTCTTTCAAGCACAACAAGAGGTGTTATTGCATTGGGAAATACAGGAAGTATGGTAGACACTATGGAGTATGTAACTATTGGAAGCACTGGTAACACCACAGACTTCGGGAATCTTTCTGTTACAAGAGGGCAAAGTATGGGTTCTTTAGCCAGTGCAACAAGAGGCGTTTTTGGAGGTGGGTATGGGTCTTCCGCTTCAGACGTAATGGACTACATAACTATAGCATCCGCAGGTAATGCAACGGACTTCGGTAATCTTGCTGCAACATCCTATGGGCTTGCAGGGGCAGAAAGCACAACAAGAGGAGTATTTGGTGGAGGTGAGGACGCAGGTTCTGCTTACAATATAATTCAATATATCACGATTGGCAGCACTGGCAATACCACAGATTTTGGCGATTTAAGCGTTGGACGGCATGAACTTGGTGGTTGTTCTAGTGCAACAGCGTCAGGAGCAGGATAAAACTTTTAAGGAGAATATAGATGGCACATAAAGTAGTGAAATATAGATTAGAGGCAGATGGTACAATACCTACTTTTTTAAA